CTGCAACACCACCACCGAAGAATCCACCGAATAACCCTCCAAACAATCCATCAAGTAATCCACTACTCTCTTGTGTGTTAACTGTGTTTTGATTTTTATTGTTTATAATTTTATCAACAAGTTTAGTTAAAAAATCATTAGTACTACTTGAGAATGTTATAACAGTTTCTTCGACTGGTTTATCAAAAAGTCCCTGTTCTAAACCATTGTTGGTGATTGTTTTTAAAGTATCGGTTGAGTTAGTATTTTTAGATCCTATTAGTGTTGATAAATTACCCAACACATTATTGGTAGTTTCTTGATTATCTTTAACAAGTCCTTTAACATCAACAACAAACTCTTTAATCATACCAAAAATATCAAATTTATCGGTACTAGATTCTTTTAAATCTTTTTTCTCGTAAGAATCTTTTATTACAGAAAAAATATCAGAAAAAACATTTTGATAGTTTGCCATAAAACCCAAGTCTAGTTGGGTACTATTTTCTCTAACATTGTTTCTGGTTTGTTCTTTTGTAGATGTTGCAGTTTTATTATCTTTGTTTAAAACTGTTTGGATGTTATCTAATTTGGTATTCTTGTCTTTAACAGATTGGATCAAGCTGTTCAACTTTTCATATATCTCTGTAGATCTTTCGGAAGATTTTTCAGTGTTATCAGTTAATGTTGTCCACTTTTTAACTAATTTTTCCAACAGATTTCTTTTAAAATCTCTACGAATAAGCTGTAGATCTTGATCACTTACAAAAATTTTAACAAGAACATCTAAAGGATTTTCTTTTAATCCCTTTTCGGTGAATTCTTTAATAAAATTTTCTATATCAGGATTGGCTACCATATGAATATTTATGGTTACAATCCTTTTATTTTACTTAAAGTTACATTAAAAATAACAAATTATCTATTGTAATAGCCTTTTTGTATTCACCTTCTTTTGAAGAAATGGTTAAATATTCATCCAATTCAGTTTTCCAATCAGCGATTTTTTGTAATACTTTTTGTGTAAGATCTGCTGTTAACAGTTCAGTTAAGCGTATTCTTTGATTTATTGTAAGGTTTTCTAACTCAACAATCTTATCATCAAAGGATATTTTACTAATATATTTAGAAACTTCTCCTACAAACGCATCTGACAATAAACTACCCATATCATTGACGCTTTTAACATCATCAATTTTTTTGTAAGTTTTGGATAACTCTGCTTCATATTTTGATTCTAATACAATAGTAGGAATTTTTAATTCAACACCGATAGTTACACCATCCTTAACAATTGTAATTTTATCTAATTGTGGATGTGTATATTTTACACATTCGTCTATTATAGGTTTTAATTCGACGCTTTCTGAGTATAATGGCTCTTCTTTAAAAATAAAATTAAGCGTATTAGATATTTTTGATCTTAAAAATAAACCAATAAAAATCTTATCATAAATTGTTAATTCATCAATGTTAATATCATTTGATATTAAATTTTCTTTTATTATTTGTAAAAACGTCTGTGCAAATTTTGTTTTATAAATCGATGTATCGGTGACAGTTTCTAAAAGTTCTTTTTGTTGTTTTGTATTAAGTTCTTTAAAATCAACAGTTTGCTTTAAGGAAGGTATATAAATTGATACGTTAAAGCTGTTAGAAATTTCTGTTAAGGACTTTAAAATTTCATTAAAATTTTGTGTAGCGGTTTCACTCATATTTTATATTATGTTATAATTATAAAGTTGTATTAGAATTCAAGTCTGATGCTTGTTTAACTTGTTCTACGTAATAATGAACATATTCCGCTTTTTCTAACGGAGTTAATTCGTTAATCTCATCAAAAGTAAAATTATTCTTTTTTAAGAAAATATTCTCTTGTATGATATTCTTTTCATCACCCGAAAAGATAAATCTAATCAAATCTTGTATAGTAGCATTATAAAATTCTAGTTTATAATCATTAAACTCCTCCATTTCAAATAACGGAATTGTAGAGATTTCTTTCAGTAAAGATAAAACATTTGTTTGAATTATGTTTTTTACAGATACTGGTATTGTTTCTAATAACTCATTTTTTTGTGTTGGGTTAAAGCTTCTAAAATCAAACGTTTTATCCTTTATAATAATTTTATCAATAAAAAAAGGTAAAGATTTTAAAAATTTTTCTATTTGTTCATCTTTTATATTTGCTAAAAAAAACTCTTCATCAGATAGCATCGGCCAGTCCAAATGTACTTCAATATCATTTTCTTTAATTGTCTTATAGTTTTTAATATACTCAGCAATATCATAAACGTTTTTGAGTAAATCAAAAAAATTTATTATAGCTTTTGAATTTTTATTTTTATCTGAATTGATAGACAATTCTATAGTGTGACCTATTGAAATAGTTCTTAAACGAATACATAACATCAAATACTCTATTATGTTTAAATTATGAATTTTACTTTTATGCTTTAGACAATCAGATATAATATCTAAAACAGTTTGATGATAATCTATTCTATAATCTGGTTCAGGTGGTAGATTAGTATTACTTTTAATTAAGTTTAAATATTGTTTATTATTGAATTCTTTAAATACTAAAATTGTATCAGTGTATGGAAACTGTAATGCATGAGTATAATACATATACAATAATAACTTATACAAAAAACTAAAAAAGTAAAGATATTAGGTTATAATATCATTTTTAAGCTGCAACAAATTAGGCGTTTCAGCATCTCTTACATAATATTGATCATATACAAAATCAACAGAAGTATATTTCATATCATCAGCCATGTACGAATATTGTTCACCATCAATAGAAACAGGTGCAATATTATTAAATCTATAAATTTTACGAATTTCTTGTTTAAGACCGCTACCAACTCTAGCCATTAAATAAACATCACACCAAGAACATTTTACATTCTTAGGACTATCAGATTCTCTAGAAATTAAACCATAATATGAAGTTAGTATTAGCCACGGTCTAATAACTAGATCAACAAACGATGCATTGGTTTCTAAAAAAGTAACTCTTAATTTAGAATATTTGTTTCTAGTGTTAGATGTGGCTGGTGGTAAAAAGCCACCATAATCTAGACCAGTATTACCAGCCTCAATACCGTCAGTTGGTAAATTGACTTGTCTAGCAAAGACACAACCTATACCGTCTTGATAGTTATATTCTCCGTCTGTTAATTTGCTAACAGATTGACCATCAACATGCCATCCGCCATTAGCACCAAAATTATTCTCGAAAGCATTTAATCTTTTGGTTAAATCTTGCTGTAAGGCTGGTACGCTATCAATATCAAACATCATCCACCATTGACTGGCTGATGCAAGTGCCGAAGGCCAAGACGCTAGAGACTTAAGATAATTTTCATAAGGACGCGCCATATGAATTATTTATCTTAAATTACTCAACTCTCCAGTATTGATAAGCAATAGTAGCGGGAACAGTGACGATATCGCCAGCAGTGCCGATGTTGAGTGTCATTTCTCCTAGATTTGTGATATAGCAACCATAGAGATGATATCTTCTAAGTCTGTTGCCAGCTTTATCGAGTAAATCAAGAGTAGTAACACCTTCATCACCAGCGGGAATAGAATATTCGCCTGTGCTGTTTTCATCGTCAAAGATGCTCTTCATCCAATCTTCGAGCTTGTCTCGGATTTCAAGTTCTGCATCCATTCTCATGGTAACTTGCCATGCATTACTGTTTGGATACTGAACTGTACCGGGAACATTGAACTGAAGTCCCATATAAGGAACTTGGATGTTGTTTATTGTCTTGCTAGGGAGAGTTGTTGATTCAATATAAAGCAAATCATCATTGTTGAAGAAGTTTGCTCCACCGAATGCAATTACTCTGAAAAGATTCTGTCTAAAGAAATCTTTTCTTCCAGCAACTTCGTGGAAGTTTCTAATGCCTTGTTGATCTAATATTCCTGCCATATTTTTATTTATCCTTTTATTCTATAATTAGCTTATTAATGCGTCTAGATCTGTACCAGTTCTGGTAGCAACGAAGTCAGCTAAGATAAACTCAGCGGATCTGACAGGTTGGATATATATCGCAACTCTCAGTTCGTTTCTATCAATCGTGTCTGGTGTATTATTTCTTTCATCACAGACGATTCTGTAATCATAGATACCTTCTCTGACTTTAGCTCTTTCAAAGAGTGGGGTCAGTCTAAGAACAACTCTGTTTCTTGTTGTGATTGTATTTGGTTCAAATACAAAGCTGTTCAAGATAGAAGTTGTGGTTTTTTCTAACCAGAGGAAAAGATTTCTAACATTCAGTCTATCGAATGCTGTTTGGTAATTTATGAATGTCTTTTGACCATAAACAACCATACCTTCTCTTGGGAAGTTTACAATAGGATTGTATGAGTGTCTGTACAACAGATCTCTCTGCCTTTGATTTGGGTTGATAGCCAAATCAACAACACCTGTGAGTCTGCCATAATTAAATCCTGCTGGAGCTAACCATGGTGCTCTTTTTCTGGTATTGAGGATTATTCTTCCAACAAATCCAGATGGTGGCAACCAAATATATTCATCTGTTGTTGCATCATATTTTCTGATCCAGTTAGGATATGTTGCCATGTAGGTTGAGCGACCAACTTTAGCGTAAGTCGTGTTCATGGGTATTAAAATATCGTTAACAAAATTGAATGTTCTGTTATCAGCTACTTTTGCATTTTTACCTTTAACAAAGATATATCTTAAAGGATCTGAAACAAATACGTGATTTTTTCTGTTATTAGCATAGTTTCTGAACAATCTTTGAATGTCAACATATGCTTCTCTGACTACATCAAACTCTTGAAAGTATGCTCTCCAGTTTTTAGGAACTACTTTAAGATTTGCTGTATCAACGTCTCTGGTGTCATCAAAGTGACCTTTTAATTCTGCTGGTACAGAAAAATTAAGGTTAGCAGAGCTAATACCAACATTGATAGTACCTAAACCAGCTTCGCAAACAATATCAATGAATCTGCTTTCATTTTCGGTTAATTCATATGTTTGGAATACTCTGTCGAGTTTAAGTTTAAGATCACCTATGTTTTTGTTCTTACTATCTACAGACAGCGGAGAATATGAAGAATGACACCACATGGCTTTTGCACCTTCTGATATTCTTACTTTCTTGGTAGGTCTGCCGAATTCGTTTAACCAATCTCCTGTTTCTGATATACTAGGATTTACAAAGAGGTTAATTCTAGAATTGAGATTTTTTTCAACTCTATTTTCAAGATTAAAGCTAACAAGTCTACCTCCGCGAGGATCATTTTGTTTTCTTTGTTTGTAAAGAGAACCAGTATAT